TCGCTAGTGTGGTGAAGAACAATAACTCCAGCGTTTGTATGACGTGCTAAAAACTTTAACTCTTTCATAATGGCTCGCATTGAAGCAAACTCTTCACCGCCATCAGTTGCAATATCCATTAAGTTATCTACAAAGATAGCAACAGGAGGACAACCCCATAGTTCTTCAAAGGCTTGTACCTCTTCATCAATATCTTGTAGTGATGGACTTGATTCAAAAGACCACACAATATGGCTACCCTTTGCAAGAGTGGCTTTGGTCCAGCCCAAATCATTCTGAAGTAGTTGTTCTACATCACTCTGGTTTTTGCCACTAATCATTGATGCAAGGCGCATAGCCATAGTATGTGCATTAGTATCTGCTGAGATGTAAAGTGTTGGAACTTTCATCTTAAGTGCCAAGGCTAAAGCAAGCGTAGACTTACCAACACCAGGCGTTCCAGCAAGCATAGATACTTCTGCTCGACGGAATATTATTTTGTTAGAATCAAAAGCCTTGAACACAGAGGGCAACGGTTCGCCACCTATATCCGCTCTTCCTACGGAACGGACAAGTGTCTTCAATTATTTAATCCGAACTTGATAAAACATTCTAAAATAAATTTGTACATTTCTAAATCTAATAAGTACATTTCTAATTGCCAAAGTATTTCAATCATAATTTTCCTGTCTTAAGTTAGAAGAGAGGCAGTTACTTCCCCCATAACTACCCCTCTTCTAATTCTATTTAGTTAACTGGTTTACATTGGGTCGCACCCTGTGGTTCAGGGCAAGACCAGAATGCATACGGTTGTCCATTCTTCTTTGATACACCACTACGGAATATTCTTGCACCGTGCACACAAGTTGGGCTATTTGTACCTGATGGAGCCGAGGCTTGGGTTGGTACGGAGGTAGTGGATTGCGGAGTGCTTGGAGTTGAAGCGGGTGTCCCCAAAGGGGCTACGGTATAAGCACCACGTACCATCCTTGCAGTAGAAGCAACTTGTGCTGAGTAGTCGCTTATACCTTCAAGTAGTACGCTGAGTTCATCAGCAGTATTTGCACGAATGTTAATCATATCTGAGTCACGACTATCACTTGTGCGGATAGAAACTTGTAGTTTCCAGTCTTCGTTATTCACTTGCTTTCTCCTTTGGGGTATCAAAGCCAAACATATGTCGGGCTTCTTGTTCTGTTATTACTTTCAAGTCAAGTGCAACAAGAACATCTTGACCTGATATGTTGATGTTTGTAGTCATCATTTCTCTTTCGTAAATGTGCAATGTTCTGTAAGTCCACAGAAACTGCAACTGGATAGGTTAGGTAAGAATACACCAGCCTTACGAGCCTTATCAAAACCCGACACCATATATTCAAGCATTGAAAGTGTATATCTACTTAAGTCAATCATCTCTCCTGTCCCAGCCTCACGGCTCATCCAGTAGTTTCCTAAATTGACTTCTATTCCGAACTGCATCTCAAGTCCAACCTTGTAGAAACCAAGTTGTAAATCAGATACAGGTCTTCTTGCACTTGTCTTCAAGTCAACAATCACAAGTTGACCGTTAACTTCAAAGACTCTATCAATCACCATTTTCACAGGAACATCTGCAATAACAGGATTGAGTTCTATTTCTATTGCCTTAGCACCTTGAGGTGTACGCCATATCTTCCAATCAGGGTTATTCTTTCTCCACATAATGTAGTTATCTACCCAGATTGAACCTTGGTTCATCCACCAGACAGCATCTTCTCTGTCAGGGTTAGCCTTGGTTGAGCGTCCAGCAACTCTTGCTTTAGAAAAATCTAAGTCCTTAGTTTCTTTTAACCAAGCAATATCCCAATAAGCATTACTCATTTTCTAAGTCCCACATTTCTGCAGCATAATGAAATGCTCTGCCACCAGCAGACCAAATGCTTGGCTCTTCAGGTAGTTGCATAAGACGACCTAAGTAATACTGATAACCACAGGTTAGGTAAGTTGTGAATGCTGAGTAACTTATATGTCCAGGTAATTTGTAATCACCTAATTGAATCATTATTTTCTCCTGTCTAATTGTATTACCTAAACCCCCAGGAGGACAGGAGAGTACTCGACTAGAGGCTTAGGTAAACCTATTTATATATTATAATATATATTATATAAGGGGCTTCGCCCCTATATATATGCTATAATATATCTCAATTATACACTAAAGACAGGGGAATGCAAGTTGGACAATCATCAGCGAGTCTCACAAGAATCAGTTACCTTTCCTAACTGGTTTGCTTCAACACCAGCAATTAAAAACTTTGAAGAAATACTACGTAGTTTTGCTGGTAAGCCTGACCTAAAGTTTCTACAACTTGGTGCCTTTACTGGTGATGCAAGTATCTGGCTATTAGATAATATTCTTACTGACCCTACCTCACACCTGACTGATGTTGATACCTGGTTAGGTTCAGACGAAACAGAACACGACAAAATGAACTTTGCTGACGTTGAATCTGCATACGATTTTAGAACTAAAAAATATAATAATTTCACCAAGTATAAGGGAACTACTATGAGTTTCTTACGTCAAGCACCGCTTGACTACTATGATTTTATTTATATTGATGCTGACCATACCGCTATCGGAACCTTACTTGACGCTGAACTTTCTTGGTTATGTCTTAAGACTCAAGGAGTTCTAGCCTTTGATGATTATGAATGGAGTGATGGTAAGGGTGATGCCTTCCGTCCAATGCCAGGGATTAATTCCTTCTTGGATAGGCACGAAAAAGAGTTAGTACTACTCCAGCGCAACTGGCAATTATGGGTTTTAAAAACAAAAAATACCCCCTAACCCAGTATCTCTACTAGGTCGGGGGGTAAAAGTCTCTCTATTGTGCCTTTAAAGGCTAATTAGGGGTATTTATTTGGAGCCTAAGCCGTACTCTTTTTCGGTCTTATCAGCCCATTTAGCCAATGGTGCTGCTAGGGCACCGATTAGGATTGCTTGCTCAGGGGCTAGGTCAGCAGCAAGTGCTAATCCCATTGTTATTGCTGATGCTAGTACTGCACGAAGGTAAGACTTGACTGCAGCCTTAGTTTTCTTGCTCTTTAGTTTAGCAACTAAATCTTTCATTTGTTCTCCTTTTTTGGTAATCGCTTTGTCGAGGCTATTACTTTGTTGAGTGTTGGTGCTTTTCCCATCCAAGCAAACCAAGGTGATGTGTCATTACCGCAGTTATCTTTGATGGAAATATGTAGATGTTTATTATGCTGATTGATTCCAGTATATTTAGATTCGCCATTCTTGGCTGACCAAATTTTACCAGTAAATATTAGATACTTAACTCTAGGGTCTGACTTTAACTTCTCGTATATATCAAAACAATCAATATCATTCTTCGGGTCGTGAGTTAAATCTACTGCATACCCTGTATTGTGGTCAGAGGTTGGACTGGATTTCAGATGAGCAGCAGACGGAAGAAGCCCATCTGAGGCTTTCTTGCGCTTTGGTCTCAACGCCGTCGCTTGACGGAGAACAGCAATTGCAGCAGGTGTGGCTCTCTTGGCAACAGTTGTCATTGGGCATCCTTTATTCCTTTATCCATTAATAGTAAACGTAATGCTGAGATTTTATCTGGTCTAAATCCAGACCAATGAAAGTTATTATGTATAACTACAGGTGCTTGCTTGTAACCTAAATCTGCTACAACTTTAGCAGCCTGTAAGTCCTGACTTAAGTCAACAACTATATAATCAATCTTATATTTATCAAGATACTTCTTAGTCATATCACATTGAATACAAGTTGGTAATGTATAAACTGTTACTGACATACTGCCCCCTATTTTTTATTGATAAGTATACTGATTATTTCCTCAACTTGTCTTTCCAACCTGCTAACGGAGTCCTTTAAACTTGAGCCACCATTCGGGCGAAGTTCAGATAAATAGTGTTTAACTAAGTGTCTTACTCCCATAGCAAGTGCGCCAATTAAAGTCGTCGTTGATACTGCAATCGCAGCCCAGTCAGCAGGTGTCATAGTTATACCGTTCTAATAGTTATGTCAATGACTCCACCATAACCAGTAAAGCCTCGGTCAGGAGGAGTGAGTCGTGTAAATGAAATTTGTTCAATAACGCATTGACGAGATTCGCCAGTCGTTAAGTCTTGCCACGTTACAACGTCACCATTCTCTTCAATAGATTCTAGTTGAGAGATTCGGTCAAAGGCTCTGCCTTCATAACCAACTTGTACGTTGTATCGGTCTGTCTCCACGTCATAGCAATAGACGGGAAATCTCATTACTCTTTGGCGAGGTGTAGCAATAGTTGCTTTCGCCTGATAGCCCTTCATAATAGGACCTAGTGATGCAGTTGTTCCATCACGGAAAAAGATAAACTTATAAGCCACATACTCTTGAGCCTCTTGTGGTTGGTTAGTTGATACTTCAACAGGGGGCACAGATGAGTCATATGAGATATGGTCATATTCTACACCGTCTGCATCAACTGTTTCTAAAGTCATAGAGCCGTAGGTAAAGTCACCACGAGCAACAAGACGTTTATAATTCTTAGGTTCTAATGTGTTGTATCTAATGAAACCAGTTTGTAAATATCCAGTAGGCGCTAATTGTGTTTCATCTTCAGCATAAGTTGAACCAGGAACATTAGCCAAAGCGGTTGCAGATGTTACTGCAGTTGAGGTTACAGTTGAAGTAACTGCGCTTGTGTATGTAAAGGTTGTAGTAGTTGCTGAGGTTAAAGTCCAAGCACTTGTAGTTGAGTTAAAGTTAGAATCTACACCCTGTACCCACACAGAATCTCCAGCCACAAGTCCGTGAGCAGAGGCAGTAGTAAGAGTAGCAACACCTGATGTCATTGCTTTATTAGTAATAGTTCCACCAACACTATTGGCTGTAGTTGCAAACCAAAGTTGGTCAGTACTATTTGCAAAAGCACAGGCAGTTGTCTGATGTCCAGTTACTCCTGTGTAGTAAAGGTCATTAGCCCAAGCAAAGCGTAAGGTTTCAATCTCAGCACTTAAGTCAATACGGATAACACCAGGTTCACCATCTACGCTAGTTGCACACCATACATAGTGGTCTCTACTTGCAAAGTCATAGCAAGGTTGGCTGGTCTGCACAATAAGTGGACCGTAGTTAATGCTTCCATCATCTGATACTTGTGCTACACGAACACCTAAATTAGTACCAATCATCATATAACCTAGGTAGTAATGAATCTTATGTACTATCTCACCTACTGGGAACTCAGCAGCAATTACTGCAGAGGTTAAAGTAGGCATTACACCAGCAGAAGATAGGGTAAATCTTAAAATTGTAGATTGAATTCCATTATATCCAGATACATAAATAGATGTTCCAGATGCAGCAACGCTAGTATATACGTGAGTAGAAGATGGATGAGTATATAAAGCGGTAGGCATAGCAACTGCAGAACTAGAAAATTCATAGACTTTATTGTTAGCACACATTACAATACGGTCTTTTACATATTCCATAGTAGCATTAGTGACTAGTCCAATTTCATCAAACATTGTAGTCACATCTGCAGTTGATGCTGATGTACCAGTTAAGGGTTTTTTATATACAGTTTTCTTTGTTGATGTGTTAGTAATCCAAAATGCATTAACACCATCATCACAGATAGCATAAACTTTAGCATCTGTTCCTGAGTTATAATCAATAAAATTAGTTAATGTTCCATCTGCTGCAATTTTATCTACATCATATTCATCTTTAAGTAATACACCAGAGGTGTTGTTCCACTTAATAGAACGTAATTGTTGATTTGTTCTACCATTAGACTCTATGGCACCAGTAGTAATATGCTCGGCGTCTACATCATTAAGTAAAGTTACCTGTCCAATGTCCCAGACGTTTAGACCTTTAGACTCAGCATAGCGATAGTGCTCAGGTGAACCAGAGTTAGATGAGGTTGGGTCATAGAATGTTATTCCATCTCCATAGTGGAAAGATGACTGACTTCTAATCCACCAACCAGTTAGGCTTTGCTCACCAGGTTCGGTTTGATTATCAAATTGGTCTTTACGAAATGGAGCAGTCTGTCGGATATATGGTCTTGAGTCGCTAATAGCATAGATGAAAGGCATACCACCAATAGCAGTATCATAAGCAATATCTGTGTTTTGCCAGATTGATGTTGTTGCATCAATACCAACGTTAACGGCAATAGCACGGGTAGCACGACCTTCGGTAATATCACGACCAGCCACTTAGACTCCTTAAACTTCTTTTTGTTTTTGCTCCGTTTGTTTCTTGATTTGGTCCATAGTCCAGTAAAGGGCGTAGTAATCAAAGTCAAGACTGAATCTTTTAATATGTTTAACTAATGCTCCAGTATGTGCGTGAAGCGGAATACCAGCAGCCTTCATCTTTCTAAAGAAAACAATATCTTCACCAATGAATTGGTCATCCTTTGCACTACCTGCAGTCTCAAGGAACATAGATTGATTAGGGTGTGCTTGTCTCATCTTAGGAACTATTGACTTATGCATAAGCACTAAGCCAAATCCTGCTGCGTCACACTTAACTACTTCATTATCTGGTAGTGGGTGTAGGTATTGAATCTGATACTCAGAGACATCATTAAATAGAACTGGATAAGGTTTCATTAAAGAACCCTCGTTGTCTTTAGATATAAAGTAAACGCCACTTACTACTGGTCGGTTAATTTTATCTGCAGTCTTCCATAGTTTCTGCATTACATCAAGAGTAAGAACTATGTCTGAGTCAACCCAGAGTAACCAATCTGTCTTAAGGTTATCTGCCCAGTAATCAAATAGAACTTGTCTTTGTCTACCTATCTGGTTGCCTTGCACTCTAATACTACAAGCCAGTCCAACACCGTTGGCTGGACCTGCTAGTGCTGCAGTCATTAACCCTTCAGTAAACTTGCCATCAGTAGTGCCATTGTCACACCAGCCGATTGCTACTGTTTCATTTGGTCTTATCATTGTGTCCCCTTATTAGTTACTCTTGTGGTGTCTGTGCTGCCAATACTGCAGCAACTGCTGCTGCTACGGCATCATTAAATGCCTGTTGCTTGGCTGCTTCTTCTGCTGCTGCTTTTTCTTCTTCAGTAACCGCAATGTGTGCTTCAATAGCAGCGTTAAGTTCTTCTTCTGTTAAATCAACACCATCTGCTGGTAATATAAGTTTTTCTTCTAAGTTATTAAAATTAGCAATTAAACCTTTACCACCAAGTTCTTCAGTTAGTTGTGCTAAATTAATTTTTTTTGATGTTATTGCCATTATGACCCCAAATCTATTACTGTTAATTCTCTTAACTGCACACCTAAAGTACCGCCAGTAGTTTTAAATTGTGCTGTAAAAGTATTTGAACCTGCTGTTAAACCACTTATGTAAATTCCTGCACTTAATCTTCCAAATGCTTGAGCGTATGTCCACATAGAATCACCATCGCTAGCAGCAATAGTAGTTGCTCCACTTACTGCTACACCCATCCGATTGTATTGAAGTGAAGTGTTGTTAAACAAATGAGCAGTTAAAATTATTAAAACTTTTGTGCCTGTTGTTAAAGTTACAGCCTGTGGAGTAGTTAAACCTGTAAAACTTGTTGATGATGTACTTTCTTCACCTGTAACTGTACTGTTAGCAGATGTAATTCCACCAAGGGTGGCACCAACTAACGCTTGGGGTATTTGAAACCGAGCCATTAGTAGACCTCGTAACCTGCAATATGGAAGTCAACTGCAGTTGTAGATGCAGAACCAGTAATGGTTTCGCCATTGTAGATAATCTGCTCTAGGTCAATAAACTGAGTAGAGTTAGCAGCAAGGGCAATACTTGATACCAATGGTATGGTAGCCAAGTTAATGGTTGCAGTAGCAGTTGATGCTGTGTCATTAACAATAGCAATATTAGTTACTGCTACGGCTATGCTTGATGGAGATGTGTATAGCGTTGTATTAGAGGTTGCTGCTGCACCTCGGTACAGGGTTAGGGATGTGTCTGCCATTTTGTTCCTTACTCTCCTACTGGAGCGATAAATTTACCATCAACATAGGTTCCACCAATTTGAGGTACTGTGTATTCAATACAGGTAAGACCTGTTACTTCTTCGGCAATCGCTTGTGACTCTGCAACTATACAGTTCTCAACGACTCCATTATTGATTACAGCAAAATTTGCCATTATTTATATTCCTTTCGTGACCAGAATTGTCGTTTGTAAGAGTTAAAGAACAATGTCTTTAATTTTCTATTTATCTTTTCTTGCTCTTGTCGCTCTTTATCAGAGCCTATTTTGTGTTCCCAAGACTCTCGTTTAAATGGTATTACCTGAGCCATAGGAGTTCCTGCTGGGATTATTCCCTCCCATTTGACATCATTAAGTACAAATGGAAAATTAACTGGGGCTTTATAGGTATCAGTATCTACCACTCCTTCAAGGATAGTAAACACAGATTCCCTATGCATTGGTTGTGTAAATAAAACCGAATATCCAGGTGGGGTAGCAATTGCATAAGGATTTACCCATTTAGGATATGGCGCTTCATTTCTTGCTGGATGCAATGGGGCTTGTTCTATTGGATGAAAAGAAATAGCACCCTGGTCTGACCAAGTATAGTAAGGCAAATCATCTGCTCTTGATACTTGTATATCTACCTGAGTATAAAGAATATAACCAGCAGTTATAGCATCAAATACAGGTATACATTTTTTAACTGTATGTGGTGTATTTGTACCATCAACTTTTTTACCTTGATTACCAGTATACTCTGGTGTATTTCTATACCACTCAGGTACTTCCTTTACTGCTGGCTTGGGTGGAAAAAAATCCAACCCAAGCACATTAGTAAATGTTATCTCTTTCATCTTGCCCCCTTGTTTGTTTTAACTATTTAACATATAAAATTATTCTACCAGTACCACCAGAACCACCTACGCCACCTGCTTGGTTAGTTTGGTTTCCACCACCACCACCACCTCCACCAGCACCAACGCCAGTAGCAGATGTACCATCTTTAGTAACATTATTACCATATCCACCTCTACCTGAACCACCTATTGCAAATATGCCATAGTCATTAGGAGTATTTGATGATGTGTCTTGAGCCCAATCGCCACCAGGACCAGAACCATAAGCATTATTAGATGGAAGTATTGCTGCTATATTAGTTACACCTGTAATATTAGATGTTGAATTTTGTAAACTTCCACCCATATTGTCGTAAATATTGCTTGACCGACCACGACCACCATTTGAACCACCAGCAGTAAATGCACCAGAAACATTGCTTGAAGCAGTACCGCCAGTACCACCATTACCTGATTGATTTTGTCCAGCATTTTGTACACCGTATCCACCATTACCGCCAGTACCGCCATTAGTAGTAGCAATATCTGTACCACCGTAGGTAATCTTAGATATTCCACCAGTACCACCAGTACCACCAGTTTGTCCTGTGCCACCATTATATGGACCTGCAGTACCTGAATTACCTGAAGCACCAACAGTAATAGTTACAGTTTGTCCAGCAGTTACTGAAAAATCTTTAAAGCCAGTAATTGAACCAGCACCACCGCCACCTGCGCCACTAGCAAAAAGACCCGCAGAGTTAACACTTCCTCCGCCACCCCCACCGCCTCCGCCTCCTGCTGAAATTACATAAGCAGCAATTTGAGTAACACCAGTAGGAACTGTGTATGTTGCACTACTATTGTATGTGCTTTGTAAAGAATAAACAGAAGGTATTACTAATCCAGTTATTGCTGCTAATGTAGCACCAAGACCATTGTAGTTTTGTCCAGCAATACTTACATTATAAGTTGCACCACCAGTAAATCCAGAAACTGTTGTTGGAGAAGTAGTTAAAGTTGTAGTTACCGTTGTACCAGTAGTAGATGTACCAGTTACTACATAAGAAGTTGCTGCAGGACCAAGTGTACTTGGTGTGTAAGCAATAGTTACATTTGTAGTATCTGCTGCAGTTGTAGCAGTTGATGTAGTAGGACTTGTAGGTCTTGCGTAGTTTCTTGTAGCCTTAATTGGCTTTCTAGTATTATTTACAGCCATTACGCAATCTCGCTTCCAAATAGATTGAATGTTAATGTTGCGTGTCCTGCGTATACAGTCACAACATCAGTAGCATCTAGGGTTATTCCAATAGTTAAAGTTACGGTATCTTGTGGGGCTATAGTTGCATCATAGGCTATGTAATGTTTAGTAGCCAGAGTTTCCCCATTAGGTCTTACCGCAATACGGTATGTAGTTGGATAAGCACCTGTATTACAAACTGCAATAGTAGATATTACAGTTTCTGTAGCAGACGGCACGGTATATGCTGTCGTTGCTGTTGTTGCGCTGGGATTGACCTGACCCAGCACTTTATATGTTGCAGCCAAGTTAGGCTCCCATCAGTAGTAGTGGATTGAATGTTTCACCTTGTGCTGTTCCTGTGGATGCAGAGGTGATTCTACCATAAGCATCAACTGTTATAGTAGAAAGAGTATATGTCGCAGCAGTTACACCGCTTGTTGATAAATCTACTGTTGGAGCAGTTGATGTACCACCAACAGTAATTCTTGTTGTTGCTCCCGAAGTAACCGAAGTTACTGGAGTTGTTCCGTTAGAGGCTGCAGTTATACGACCTTGAGCATCTACAGTTAAACTTGTATAGGTATATGCTCCAGCAGATACTGCAGTATTGGCTAGGTCTAGGGTTACGGTTCCAGAGGTACCACCACCTGATAAACCAGTACCAGCAGTTACGCCAGTAATGTCACCTGGGTTAGGTAGTATCCACTTAAGTCCTGTAGATTCAGCAGAGTCAACACTTAAGACATAACCATTGGTAGAAGCAACAGTTAAGGTTGCAGGGGTTCCAGCAGTAGTTGCGCTGACTAATGCGCCTTTAGCAGTCCATAGAGACTTATCTACGAAGTTAGATGTATCGGCTGCAACAATCTGCCAAGCACTTCCTGTGTATACCTTCATAGCAGGAATTGCAGTATTGAAATATAAAGCACCTGTAATTAGTGGGTTGCCATCATTATCTACAGTTGGGTCAGATGACTTAGCCCCAAGGTATCTATCATCAAAACTGTCATAAGAAGCAGCAGCACTTGAAGCAGATGTGGCTGCTGAGTTAGCAGAGGTTACTGCTGATGAGGCTGATGTGGCTGCACTAGATGCAGAGGTAGATGCAGCAGTTGCACTCGCTGCAGCAGAGGTAGCAGATGTTGATGCTGCACTTGCTGAGTTAGATGCTGATGTTGCTGAAGTTGCTGCAGCACTTGCACTATTACTAGCAGAGGTTGCTGAAGTCGCAGCAGCAGCAGCAGAATTAGAAGCATTGGTTGCTTGAGTACTGGCACTACTTGCAGATGTAGAGGCACTTGATGCACTAGTAGCAGCAGCACTTGCACTTGCTGAAGCAGCAGATGCTGAGTTAGAAGCAGAGGTAGCAGAGGTTGCTGCGCTTGATGCGCTAGTAGCAGCACTTGCTGCTGAGGTTGCTGCTGCAGTTGCAGAACCTAGAATGCTATCTACATAATCCTTTGGAGTAGCAGATGATGAAATCATACCTGCACTAGATAGACCAGTAATAGTTGGGCTACCTGAGATTGTAGGGCTAGTTAAAGTCTTGTTAGTTAAAGTCTGTGTAGCAGTATCAATTACTACGTTACCAGTTGTGTTAGGTAAAGTAATTGTATTGTCTTGAGTAGGGTCAACTACTGTAAGAGTTGTCTCATAGGCATCTGCAGTAGTACCTTCAAATACAAGAACTGCTCCAGCCGAAGCGGTTCCAGTAATTGTTGGGTCACTAATTGCTGGAGATGTAAGAGTCTTGTTAGTAAGAGTTTGTGTCTTAAGTGTACCTACTACGTCACCTTCACCAGAGGCAATACCGTGCATAGATTGTGCATTACCTGCACCATCATTGTATGAAGCACTTGCTTGTGTGTGTAGGTTAGCATCACGATAATCACGACCAATTGCCATATGTCTGACAACTGCACCTGCTGAGTGTTCTTGAGCGGATGAACCGTCAATGGCACGAGTAATTGTAAAAGTATTAGTGGATACCGTCGTCGCATCTACAATTTCTTCAAGAGCGGTATCTGGGTCAATAACTAATGTGAACGTTCTTCCTGCTGGAATAGTTACACCACCTAGTAAGGCGGAACCTGATACAACAGTTATTGATGTTGTACCAGCAGTAATTGCTGAAGTCAGAGTTGTCTGCTGTGAGCGGGATGAATATTGGCGAGTTGGCATTTATGTTCCTATCGGCTGTAGTGAACTCGTGGGGGATATTGACCTTGTATTGCTGCAATTTCTTCTTTTAGGCGTTGAGAATAAAGTGCATAAAGTTGTTTTGTTGCGCTGGCTGCAGCGTTGTATGGACGCTTGCCATCTGTCTCATCAGCCTGTGGACTGACCTGACCTGCTCGTGCTGGGTCAAGATATGTTAGTAATCTATATGAAGCACCTAGAACAACAATATCTTTAGATGACTCAGCATAACCAGTAACAGTTGTGTAAACATCATTAGCGTTTACAAAGGTGTTAGGTGTAGTTAAGTAAACAACCTTAACTATACGACCTGCTGTAATATAATCTGAGATAGTTACTGTTTGAGCACTACTACCCCAGACACTTGAGTCTGCGAATGAATCAAAGTCCCAACGTCGTATTGGAATCCATTCTTCTGTAGGACCAACATCTTGCCAGTCAAGGCGGATAATGCGGTCAATGTTTAAATTATTAAATCCATAAGTATTTACTGCTGCATTGTAGGTAAATGTAGTTTGCTTAACAGCCAACAACTGTGAACCCATTGCATTAATTGTGTCGTTAATCGCCCTCTGTATTGAGAAGCGTGGAAAGATTGGAGAGATTGTGACCTTAGTATCTATGGCGTGAGTAGTAGCAGTAGTGCCTAAATACCCTCTACCGTATGGAGCAATAGTTGCAGTATTAGCAACACGGTCAAATGAATCAACCCATAATAATTCACTATCAATCTCAAGCACACCTTTACCTACGTTATCAGTAGAACCCAAACTTAAGATAGTTGGATTGCTACTAGGTGATGTAGTAGAGGTAACTGCAGATGATAAGTATGTAGAACGTTCTTGCTGGAAAGTGTATCCAGACAAGTTCATTAATACTTCATCAATAAGACTTGATAGTGTGGTTGTCATTAGATGCTCCTCAATGCGTCAACTGCTGATAAATTTGTTGTCCCAGCCAACTCATTACAAATAGCATTAAGAGCCTTAAAATCATCAGGTTGACGATTTGCGTCTGCTTTGTAATTAAGCGCACCAATTAATGCTTTGCCAGATGTTCCAGCCCAATCATTTGCAGCACCAACTGCTGCTAGGTATGAAGTTAGAACTGGATAAGTTCCGCCATTTGCAAGACGATTAAGTTCATCTACGAATGAACTACCTGCTGTACCTGCCATTACTTAGCCTTTCTTTTTACCGCAGCATTATCTACCAAATTTGGATATGGTCTACCTGCTGCTTTAGCCCTTGCTTTTGCTCTAGCCTTTTGTGCTGGAGTTAATGGAGTAGATTTCTTATTAGGGTTTTTCTTTTCCCAAAACTTTTTCTTTTTCATTATTTTACCTTCTTAGGTTTTCTATGAGTAACGACTTTGCTAGATGCTGTGTGCTTTGCTCCAGTATGAATTTGTCCATTCATCTTATGAACAGCACCTTTATACTCTTTTCCATTTTTTAAATAGTGTTTAGATTTTGCACTCATTACCATTTCACCTTATCTGCCCAATATGCTGCAGACATTTTGCCTTTAGCAATATTCTTTTTGTGACGTGCTTTAAATGATTTCTGACGAGCCGTTGGTTTCTTATCCCCAGTTACACCCTGTTGTCCAAATCGGATAGTTTTTACTTGACTTCCTTCTTTAGCCACAACTACGTGCGACTTAGTAGGATGACTAGGAGTTCTCTTTGGTTTATTAAAACCAGATACTCCTGCTCTTTTTAATCTTGAGTCTTTCATTTATTTCCCCTTAATAACTTCTTTAGTCTTTGGGTCAAGACGCATTTTTTCACGTCCGTCTTTACGGAGAATAACAATTACACCGTCTCGCATAATTGATTTATTCCAACCGTCGTGACGTTTACGCTGACCCGAAGACATTACTTCTTCTTTGACATCCCAGCCTGAGATAAAGCAATAGCAACTGCCTGTTTCTTAGACTTTACTTTTTTCTTAGATTTACCAATGTTAAGAGTTCCAGCCTTGTACTCTTTCATAACCTTGGAAATTTTCTTTTTCGCTGCTGACTTCTTCATTACTTCTTCTTGCCCATTTTCTTCATAACCATTTTCTTAGCAACTTTTTTCATACCCTTTTTGGCTTCCATTCTTTTTTCTTTTTTGGATTCCATCTTCTCGTATGCTTTATATCCTGCTGCCATTTTCTTTCCCATTTTTGCCATTAGATGTGTCCTATCTCTCTCATAATTTGTGCTGATTTTTTATTTATGTGTTTGGTTGGTGGCATCTTCTCAGCGTTATACGCTTTGCCTAATGTCTCACTAGCCTTAACAGCCTCCTGGATTTTCTTCATTGAAGTTCCAGCAGGTTGGATGCCCTGAGACCTAGCCTCTTTATAGGCAACCAATTCTTTGTTGAATGCTTTATTACTCATCATCCTGCGACTATCAGCGTCTCCTGCATTCATTTGAAGACCTAGCCCTTTACAACCAAAGCAATCTTCTACATACTCTGGGTGATATTCCCAATGTTTCATATGTTCCTTATATTGCTGTAAAATTTGCTGCAGTTACACCTACACCGCCAGCAATTAGTGCAGCCTTAATTGTATCATCTACTGTGTAATTATATCCGCCACGATAAACCTGCGGATACTGTGTTAAGTCTTCATCTAATGGATAACGTATTTGTTTATATGTTCCACTAGTTTGCATAACAATTGTTAAGCCCCTATCTAATTTAAAGAATTCAAAAAGACGGTGCTGTCCTGCTGGACCTTCCATAGTGGTAGGCGTTTTAAAAAGCCAATCAGTCATAAGTCCTCCTAATGAACTCATCCCAAGAGATAGACTTTCATCTATCTCTCAGAATCAATCAACTACTCAGCAGCGATTGAGGAACCAGATGTGATTCTGTATAGAGCCTCGTTACGATAAATCGCAAAGCCAAGTACTCCGTACCAACCCATTGGGCGGAAACGCATTAACTTGTCAGTTACGTTACCAATAACGATATGTGGCTCTTCAGCAACAGCCTCAGCCATAGCCTGTGAACCAGCAACAATTGTGTCAAAGACACGAGTTACTGGAGTTACGGTTACAACTGTTGTAGCAGTTACTGCTGCTGTATTAGCAGTATCAACTGTGAAAGTTGTGGTTGAACCAGATGTTGAGATAGCAGTAATCTTGGCACCAGAAGCGATACCTGTTCCTGCAACCTTATCTCCGACCTCTGCACGAGTTGCGATAACAGCAGTAGAAGCAACACCGAATGTGAATCCAGCAGAAGTTCCTGCAACTGTTACTGCAGTTGTAGCAAGAGCGGTTTGGTTAGCACCTGATTTAGCGCTGTATAGACGTGGAGACTCTACGAAGAATGAACCTTCGTAATCTCCAATTTCGCCAGCCCAGATGTTTTTAACTGCTGGGTCTGATTGTGCGTGAACAAAGTTCCAGCCCAAGTTTCCAGTCTCTGCACGAAGGTCGTGAGAAACTTCTGGGTGGATACCAGTCCAGTATAATGAACCACGACGTGCTTTAGCCTTGTTAGAACGTAGAAGAGCAACAGCCCTGCGGATGTTTGCTGATGTAATCGTATCTGTGGCTGCAACAGTTGCTACAGAGGTTGCGGAACCTGAGTAGATGTTGTTTGTACCAGAACGTAGTGTGGTCATTGCAACTTGGTCAATTGAGTCTGCCAAGTTGTAGGCAATAATGTTAGCAATTGCAGGGTCAACATCTGCTAATGAGAATAACTCAAGAGCACGTGTTACTAGAACTGCATTGCCGTACTCGTTTAGAGTAACTGTTACAGATGTTGGAGTAGATAATGCTACTGCATCTGGGTCAGTTGTCTCTGTTAGAGTTGATGTAGCAGCGCTAAGGTCTGTATACTTTTGTAGTACTACAGTTTGCCCTGGCATTGCTTGGCGTGCTGGACGCTTATCTGCGACTGAACGAATTAGTGGTTCGGCGCGGAGAGCGAATTCCAGAAGACGGTCATACGCCTTCTGTACAAGACCAGCACCACCTACTGTACCGCCCAGCGAGGTGCTGGAGGTATCTGTATATTGATTAGGCATTGTTTTAGTCTCCTATGACTATGAACGGATAAGTTATTGCTGCGAACGAAGCAGGTCTAAAATCTCTTCCGTAGATGAAGCATTGTTCAATCTGGATTCGATATTTTCTGCTCTGTCGGGAGTAATAGCACCCTGAGTTAAGATGTCTTGCTGACGTAATGCAGCAATATTTGCATCTACTTGCGGGGTGTTTTGCGCCTGTAACCCAAACAAGTCTCCGTTATCTTCAAGCCAGTTAGAAACTGACTCTTCGTTAACTTCCTCTATATCTTTTAGGATTAGGCGTGCAGCCTTTTGGTTTACACCCTTTTTTTCTAGGACTGATTTAACGGTTTGCTCACGCTGCGCCTTGGTATATGTCTCAAGTTGCTCAGTAAGTTCCTTGATACGTTTCTCATCTGACCTCTTGGCTTTACGTAACTTTTTTACTAAGTCACCGCCGTCGGTAGACGAATCCATATCTAGGTCGTCGTCTTCATCTTCCCATATGTTGTTGCTCATAGCAACCACCCTTTCTATTCGTTGTTAGTTCGCAGACCACAATGACCATTCGGGGTAATGGGTTGGCTTCTGCTACCAGTCTTATACGCTAACGGGGCTGGTCGGTCCGTAAGGATTCTATTTAGATTAAGCCAGCACCTCTGGCTTGTGAAGCAAATGACTTGCTTCCTATAGTGCCCGCTCTACCTGCAAAGCGAGCCTCTTCTTCTTTAGTTAATGCTTCTAAGGCTTGTGCTTCTCTGATTGAGTTTCTGAAAACAATATTCTCTAAGTCAGCCTGTGATAGTGGCTCTGTTCCAGATATACCTGCAAGTTTAGTTGCGGTAGGAAGTGCTTGTGCTACACGTCCAAACTTACCAAGTGCACTCTGGTATGTCTCGCCCAAAGCACCTAGTTCAGTAGCACGTTCTACAGTAACTCCTCCTGGAAGAGTTTCACTAGCACCTAAGCCTTGTTGTTGAGCAGCAGTTAAAACTTCATATCCAGCAAGTTCTCTTGCTAAATCTTTAGTACTCTTTTCTCCACCAATAATTGCTCTAGCAATTTGAGTATCAGTTAAGTTTGGATAATAAGTCTTAATAGTTTCTTTTATTTCATTAGGAGCAAATTTAATTCTATCAAATACTTGAGTAACACGCTCTGCAAATACTGATGCTGGGATAGCCTTACCAATGATTCCAGTAAGGAATTCTTCAGTTGCTAAATCACCTAGATTTGATGCTCTAAGAACATCTGCCATTTTTGATTGAGTTGCAACATACTCAGCAACCGTAGGAACAGTTACTGGCTTACCAGCCTGACGTAAATCTTGTAGGTCATAGATGCCTTTAAATCGCTTAGTAAAGTCAGCCATCTCAGGATTGTTACGAACATCTTGTAATGCTAAGTTATAAGATTCATCAATAGTTGCGCCTGTCTTATAAAACTTAGACATAGATGTATATAGTTGGTCAACCCAAGGTTTAGCCATTTCTTCTGTACCAAAGAATAAACCAAGAGTAGTCTTAAATACATCTTTTGCTAATGTTGGTCCAGTTACACCAGCGCCAGGTAAACCAGCACTTAATGTTGTCCCACCAGTAGTAGTCCCACCCATTGTAGTTCCACCTGTTGTACCACCAGGCAAATCACCAAAGAAAGATAGTCCAGTTAGGCTAGTTCCAAGTCCACCCATTCCACCAGTTGCATCTGTTGGCAGGCTTGACATATTAAATAAATCGCCATATTGTCCCTGAAGTTTTCTTACTGTATCTGCAGGATTAGCACCAGCAGCGATAGCCTCATCATATTGTTTTTTTATTAAGATAGCAGCCATTGCATTAGTATCAGTAGTGCCATCTGGTTTTCTTACTTGCTTTTGTTCTTCAGCAGTTAGTTGCCCAGATAAAGGTGTATCATTAAAATATCCTTGAGAGTTAATACCACCACGAGAAGCAATATATTCTTTAGTATAACCAATTGCTCTGGCTTCGGCTTCTTTAGCAGCGTTACGTTCTGTGCTACTAATGGTTAAACCGCTTACTGGAGATTCGCTACCTAATCTAATCGCAGGTACTCCACCAGCAGGTGTGGTAGTTGCTTGACCAAATGGTGTACCAACATTTACATAAGGTGTATATACTGCAGTATTTCTGGCATCAAATTCTCTATCTGGATTAGCCATTAATTAAACCCCAAATCCTGATGCTCGTGCAAAACCGATTGCTGCTTCTTTTGCTTTAGTTTGCATTGCAACTGTCTTTTCTGCGTTTGGATGGAAGATTGCATAGTTATAAATATCAGCAGTAGTTGGAACTGGAGCCTTACCTACCACACCATCTGGTCTTAAAAATCTGTCAACTTCTGGATTATCTAAAGTTAAAATACTTGGGTCCATCTCCCAGGTTTTAGCCAATATAGAAACAATAGGATTTGCAATATCAGCAACAGTTAAATCTGGATTTGCTGCAAGACGTGGAGCCAATGCTGGATAATACTTTTGTGCTTGAGCATTTAATTCTGACTTAAGTTTTTCTGAAGATAATGCACCAGATGCTAAATCTATACCAAGTTTTACAATCTCTTGGTTAGTTACATTTGTTGAGCCATAAGCCTTAAGAATTGTTTTGACATTGTTAATTGTTTTAATTGCAGAACTAGGCAAATCCTCAGCCTTACCAAGTACCGCCTTTGACCATACATAAGACTCAGTAAAAGCCTTAGCATCAAATAGTGATGGAGTAGTTACCTGCTCAATGCCACCCTCTTTAGCCTTACGGGTAACTGTCTTGCCAGATAACTTAGCCTCAGCACTTACCTTATTAAAGAAATCTAATCTATCTTGTTCAGTAAATAATGCTGGGTTATATCCTAAGGCTGAGGCAGTCTTATTTAAAAGAGCATCTGATGTTAGTTTGTCATACTCAGTATATGAGATAGTTGTACCAGTAACAGATGGAGCATTTTTACTTAATGTACCAAGAACATCCCAAGGTGATTCTTTTTTACCATTTTTAAAAGCAGCCACAGCGCCGTCAACAATGGTATTCCAAAGAGTTTGACGCATTGCACGGGTAGGCTGTGTCTTATTCTCAACAGTAACTAGATACTCTTGAAGTGCAAGAACTGCTGTTTCAGGTAAGGTAGAAAAACCCTTCTTAACTACAGATGAATCCGCCTTAACTAAGTTACCATTTTTATCTGGCATCCAAAGATAACTAATTGTTTTTTTAGAACTCTTTTTAGGAATTACTGGTACGGGACCTGGTGGCGGTGGAGTTACCATTGACATTATCTAGCCTCCTTCAAGTTATCATTTTGGAAATATCTATTTATTATTTTTTGTAATACTGGGTCCCAAAGATTTAAACTTGATTCCAAGTAATTTGTCCATTGTTCTTGAATTTTATTCTTGTAACCAACAGGTGTATCTTTGTAAGCCTTAACATATGAATCACGATACTCCAGGAAAGACTTAGCGTGAGTCCAGAATTGAGTGTTACCAAATTCTTTCATAAAATCTTTATTATTAATAACTTTTTGTAAACCTCTGGCTTGTGACCAAGCAGCATCTCCCTTTGAGATACTTTGCATATACTCGTTATACCAGTCTTCACTACCAGCCCTAAGAGTTTCTGTTGCATATTGTTTTAATGATTCTCTTAATTCTGGAACACTAAGATAACTTGCATATTGTGCATCTTTAGCAACATCATTTAACTGCTTTTTTCTATCAGTATAAGCCTTCCAGTAACGAGACTTAGTTAATTCAACCTCAATCATTTCTGGTGTCTTAAGTTGTGTATTAAGAATTGTTCCACCAGGTAAGGTTGTATTTGGGTCGTTAAGGAATTTATTAACCTGTGGGCTATATTCCTTTGGTAAGTCTGCAGTTAATAAGCCAACTACTTGAGGGCTGATAGATTCTAGTTCTTTAGCAAGACCACTATATTTATCCCATACTCTTTCGTATGCTTTTTGGCTTGGAGTAATATAAGCGTTCTTATCTTTAGAAGATACAAACAATCTATCTGTAGGGAACAATGCGCCAGGAACACCCATACGAGACTGGAACTCATCCTCTGCCAAGCGTTGAGCCTCTACGTCACCCTTACCCTGTGCTTTGTACTTATCAAGAAGCATAGAATAATAGTCATTAAATAAACTATCTGGACGGGCTTCTACATATTGGGCTGTACCCAGTAATGAGAAAAATTGAGTTTTAAATTTACGTAAGTAAATATCCGTAGTTTCTTTTTCTATACTTTTTTCAGTTGGTGCTGGACCAAGACCCATTTCATAAAGAGTCCATTGTTTATTTGCTACAGAAACTAATGAGTCCATCCACATTTCGTCAGTTTTTGACTTGTTAGTTGCGGTTAATAAGTTTCTTGCCCAAGCAGGAGTAAATGTTTTGGTTAACTGAGTCTTAACATTTGGCTCTACACCAAATGGGAATAACTCATCATATGAATAACCAGGAATTTTTCCAACTGTTCCATCTATAAGACTTTTTATTTCATCTGCTGAATTAGGTTTGCCACCTAAAATTCTATTTACTGATAATGGAACTAGCCAGTTTGCGCCAGGAAGGTTAGCAATAAAGTTAGTTGCACGTGCTGAAACAACAATTCCTTCACCCTTATTAAAGCCCATTTCTTTAGTACCAGGAACTAATAGATACTCAGCCTTCATTGGGTCTTCAACTGGGTTGCCATACTTATCTACACCAAATGAGTTATATAAAGCGTAGTAAGAGTTTAAGAATCCTGATGTTCTACCAGGTTGTCTAGCAGCAAAACCAGTATAACGATAGATACCACTTGCTGCAGCATTAGGGAAAACAAGTGCTGCACGGGCTAGATAAAGCCCTCTTTGTTGACGTGGAATTGTATAGAAAACTTTTGTTATGTCTTGCACCATTTCGGCTGCAGCAGATTGTCTTAATGTATTTAAGGTTGCAAGAGTTACTTCTTGACCTTGAGCAACTAATTGATTAGCCTTACTAACTACACGATTAGCGTGCTCAACGTTACCCCATACTTGACGGATTAAGTTTTCTGGTTTAGCAAGTCTACGCCACGCTGCTGAGATAACAGCATCTGATGCTTCGCCAATTGCTTTGCTAAGGGTTGTAGGTCTTGAGTAAGCAATATCAAGTGGTTGAATAGGAACCATTTGGTCAAGATATGCACTCAATGTTCTTTCTAAATCTGTTTGTTTAACAGGACCTGCAGCAGCCAGTCTTTGTGCTTCTGGGCTTGGTAAGTATCTATTAACATATGAAATAGAATCATCAACAATTTGAGTTAGTTCATCTTCGCTACGTCCCATATTGTATGCATAAGATTTACCTTGACGTGTAGTTGCCCATTGTAATAATTCCTCACGAGATGCACCTTTAAGGATTTGGTCAACTAAAACATCTCCCCGCATATAAGTATTAACTACATATGTTAGTTCAGGAAAATATAGTGGGTCTGCAACATTTGTTATAGTAGAAGGACTCTTGCGAAATACAGTATTTATCTTTGCAACAACTGCTTTATTACCAAGAACTTCAAGGGTTCTAGTATTATTATTTGCAATTTCACTAAAGTATCCATCACCAAGATAGTTCTCATTTGTAAATGATGGGAACTCAAACTTTTGTCCATTAGCAAGAACTCGTGTCACAGTATCTGGCATTAAAGGTTTGCTCTCATAGCGACCTTCAGATACCTTAAATACTCTGGCTCTTTCCTGCAGTTTAGGGTCAAGTTTCTTTAATACTTCACCTATTTCATCATAAACTTTAGCAATCTGAGCATCAAGAACATTTAACTCAGGGGCAAGAATATTAATCTTATTGGTTGCTTCAAGTAATAATGCTTCTGCTTTAGCAATTAAAGATGCGTTACCTTTATATGCTTGTTCAACTTTCTTAAGAGTATCTTTATATTCTTTGCCAGGAGTAATATCTTTTACTCTTAAAGACCTTAACTCATCTGCAGGAATATTATCTTTTAAGGTTTTAATTCTACGACCCAAATTGTATAAAGTTGGAACATCAACTGGCTTGCCATATTCAACTGTCCAGCGATTAAAGTTTGTTTCAATGTTATCAACAATTTTTTCGGCTGCACGTAAATCTTCTCTAACCTCATCAGCCCAATCAGCCTTTGTTTTAGGTGATACGCCAGGGGTATCTCTAAAGAAACTTAAATACTGTGCATAGATATTATCACGTAGATTTATTGCCTGGTTATACTGTTCTGATAAAGCCTTTACTTCACGTTGAATTTCTTTTTTAGCACTTGGAAAAATAGTCTTTGCTTTTTCAATATTCCTCATAGTAAAGTTTGCTGTATTTTTTATCATTTGTTTTGCAGCAGTAGTAAATAATGCTTCAGTAAACTGTGAACCAGATGCCATAGTTGCTGACAACATAGGTTCAAATACAGAGTTTTTAGGAATATATGAAAAACGATACAACTGTGCTAGTGAGAACGCTTTGTTACCCATTTCAAAAATTGATTGGGCTGCATCTTTAGTGCCACCAACAGTCTTTTGTACACCACCAGCAAGCACATTCTTTTCTGCTCTAGCAGCACGGGCAATCATTTTATCTAACTCACCAAAAGGTAACATAGGCATTGAGTTCTGCAGTTGACGTTGAGTCTGTGCATTAACTACAAGTCGTGTACCAGTTGGGTCCATTGCGTTTCCGTGTTGACGCAAGTCTCCGTGTACAGCCTTTACGTTCTGCATTAAAGTATTAACAAAAGAGTCAATTACTTCATTATTGTAATAACCTCTTGAATATGCAATGGTTCTAGCCAATGCTGTATTAGCATCATCAATAACTTTAGCGCGAGCACCATCTGTAGTAGCAGAAACAAACTTATCAATTAGTTCTCTACGGTATTCAGATACAGTTTTTGGTGTTAGGTCATCTGACGTAATTAATCTTTCACCGCGCCTAAATAAAGGAACATCATCAAAAACAGCAATTAATTCATCTATACCATCAAGAGGACGTAAACCTGAGTTAGTTACAAATCCCTTTGGCATCATAGTTCCAAAGTTACGGATAAGAACTGTGGCTGCCCCACCGACTACACGTCCACCTAATACTGTCTGAGTAAATCCACCAACGTTTGAAAAGTCACGCTCTAGTCTTGCTGTCTTAAGTTGTGCATTTCTTGTGCGTGATGCAGCATATGCAGTCTTGCCAATTACAGGCTCCATTGGTTTATAATTTTTACCAAAGAATCTAGGGCTAACCTCAAGAACATTTGTTACAGGATTTAATTCTTCTTTTAAGAATGCATCATAAATCTCTTGATGTTTTGGGTCTTTAGCAATAGCATCATCAAATGCTTGATTCCAACGATTGCGTTGTTCTACTGTATAAGTAGGTAATTTATTATTTGCTATGTAGTAGTTTTGAACTTCTTCAGTTCCTCTACTTAAATACCAAACATCATCAAGTCTTTTTGCACCAGCAAGACGGTCAATTGCAGGACCCCAACCCTTATCTGCTAGTAGTAAGTCACGAACAAACTCTGGGTCTGTTGTATCTTTTACTAAAGAAGAAAGTCTTGGATTTAAAGTATATGGTTTTAGTATATTATTAATATCAATAATATTACTTGAGTTAGCAAGATTTTCAATGTCTTGACCAAATACAGTTAATGCACCTTCTTGACCATTACTTGCTCTAAATTTAATGTGGTCGTCAGCCAATTTTTCTAATTGAGGCAAGGCATCAATATCGCCAACACGAATCTTAGTGCTTAATCCAGCAGCAGTTAAAAGACTTTTTGTTATAGCAGCGAAGCCTCTGACACCTTTATCAATAGCAACGTTTTTAATTATCAGGTCGTTTATTCCACTAACCCATTTACCTACAACGTTGTCTTGAAAGTTTTGTTTAACATCTTGGTCATTCCATAAATCAACTTCATCTAAATCAATACCACCAAGACCAAGAATACCAGCCTGAATAGATGGCAAAATTGGAATCATTTGTGCTTTAGTTAAAGACACACCAAGAGATACTTTTTCAGTTCTATTATATGCATCAACTATATCTTGTGGCTGAAAACCTTTACGAAATTTTTCTAATTCATATAATGGGCTATTAGGGTCAGCCAATAAAAATGCTGTAGAAATAGGGCGTGCAACAACAGGACTAAATACAAACTCTTCAGCCTTTTGAGCCACAGTCATAATTGGGTCAATTGGTTTCATAATTGACTGGTCTTGTGAAAGAATTCCAGCATCTTTCATAGACTGTTTTATGCCAGCCTCAGATGCTAAGTTTGCAGCAGCAGCAAGTTCTGGTCTAGTTTTAGCAACTGAACCAGCACCAATAGATGCACCAGCCTGTAGTACTGGAGCAAAAAGACTTCCAGTAAATGAGCCTAAACCTTTTGCAAGTGATTTAGTTGTATCTAAAAAATCATTCCATAAAGACACTATTGCACCGTCCCTGGCTTAAATGTAGATGGAGAGCCACCCTGAACTTCATCTTCAGTAATAGCCAGTATGAATCTATCTCTATCGCTTGTAGATTCCCAAGGTACCATTGACAATGATAATGCAACTCCAAAGTTATCGTAACCTAATGAATTAGCAAACTTATCTAAATGGTCAAAGAAAGAGTTTTCTACCCATTTCACAATATCTGTGCTTTCAAATAGTTAACTAGTTCCTTGTATGAGTCAGGTGCACCAGGTAACCTAGTTGCTTGTAATAAATCTGGTAGATATTTTTTGATTAAATCTAAATCTTGTGACTGGTTAATTGGACTAGTAAGACGTGTAGGTAATGCTTCTTCACCACGTCCACGACCAACTGGCACACCATCAGAGATAGGTAAATCACCCTCATAATCAGCATCTAGTGGGGTAAAACTTCCCATAATTGCGTCTAATGGATTACCTGTAGGTACTGGTGCTGCTTGTGGTGTTGGAGCCTTTGCCAATTTTGCGCCATCCTTTTGTTCTTTAATTTGTTTGTTTACTCCATATGGGAAACCTGAGTAATTCTTACCAGATTGTCCGTCGCCACCCATAGGATTAATATTTGTTGGGCTATTCTGAGGAGCAGTTGGACGAAAACCACCACGATTCTCTGCGGGTTGTGTCATTGACATTGCATCCTCCTACTTTGTAAATTGTGTTTTAATATTTGCGGTTCCACCGCACCATACGTTGTATTGAATTGCTATATTAACTGCTTTTTTAGCGGCACTTGCTGCTTTAGCGTGGGTTCTACGTTCCATATCCATTGCTGCTAATGCACCAAGGGCTACTCCACCACCAGAACCTATACCGTATAAGCCTTTATCATCACGCATATACCCATAATCATCAGTAACTTGATATATCTTGCCATTAAAACAAACTAATGCATCCCATCCAGCATCATCATCTTTATTATTCTTAGGTGCTGAGTCGTATCCTGCTTCAGTTAGAGTTTGTTTTATAGATGGTAGTACTCTAATCATCATAAATCTATCTGGGTCTTGAGTTTTAATTACCTTTGGTGGTTGCCATAGGTTATTAAGAATATCTCCTGCTATTGCATCACCTGCAACTGCAATTAAATACTCACCAATTTTAACTATTTTGTCGCAACCTTTGGCTATATACGGTCTATCTGTATATGTAGTCATAGTATCTGCGCCTAAAACAGCCCAGCCTTTACCTTGAATACCAACAATCGCTGTCATAGTCCCCTACCTAAGTTATCTTCTGGCTATTGTTCTCACACTTGCGTTTGCTTCGCCACCTGATGTAAGGCTTGAAAGAATACTCATAATGTCTGGCGCTGGTTGTCCACCTTCAGTTACTTCAGGAGGAAGAGCGCCTCCTGTTAGGACGCCAGAGGGAGCAGGGGACGTTTGCTCAACCATAGAAGGGGCAGCCCCAACAGGAGGAACTTGTTCTGCAGGTACTGGCTCTGGCGTAAATACTTGTTGAATTGCATCTTCAAGTGCCATACCACGTTGACGCATTTTAATAACCTCAGCAATTTGTTTAACAATTGCAGATGCGTCTTGTCCTTGTGTAGCCATTGCAGGAATCGCTTGGGTGTATGCGGTTAGAGAACCAAGCAAAGCCTGGCGCATACTCTCAACTTCAATTTTTTCTAACTCTTGTGTTACGTTTACGCTAAATGGCAACTCACGCATAGCCAAATCTTTAGAGATTAAGCCACCACCAAGTGCTTGTAGCATAAAAATAAGTCCCTGTGCTGGGTTAAGACCAGCCAACATTCCATAACGAACATCTGCTGAGTAATCACCCTTGATGTCTTTTACTGGATTGTAAGTAATTTCGTATGGTGACCCAGCATCTACACCACGAATTGTCTTCTCTGCTGGGAAAAGTTTCTCATCAACCTCAAAGCAAATCTGAATTACATCACGTAATGCACTTGCAAAGATTGCTTGGGCTGATTTAACTTGGGTATCAAAGGCACCCATAAGGGCTTGTACACCTTGACCAGTTACAATTGATGCATCAATGTTTCCAGTACGTCCTTCTGGATAACGTGCACCTGTTCTTAATTCTTGATTTAGTAATGTTTGCTCAGTAAATGCACCTTGTGGAAGGGTAAGTTCTACACGGCGTACACCACCAGGTGTGGCTGTGCGGATAATCGCATCTCCACCAAGTTGCAATTCGTTAACATCAGCAGGTACAACAATAGGAGCCTGTACAGATTTCTCTGCTGCTTCCATTGCAAGTAAGGCAAATCGGTTACGAAGTAACTGAATACCTAGGATGTCATCAAATTGTCCACGCATTTCACCATCAACAGATGGCTTACGTGCCACAACAACCATCATCTTACCTAGAGGGTTCTTAGCCTCTGATAAAACTAAATTATCTTTGGTTGGCAAATAGATAATAGACTGGTCTTTATCATAATAGCGAATCATTTCAATCTGAGCGTTAAGGTCTTGCTCATAGCGTAGTTTGCCTAGGAGTTGATACTCATACTCAGGGAATAACGAAACAAGTTCGCCCAAGGTCAGCATATATCTTTTAGCAAATGCAACACAGCGTCCATAGCGGTCAAACTCAGGGTAAGCACCAATTGGGTTTTCTAGGCGGATGCGTGGCATCTTTGCTTCTTCATCCAGTTCAATAATGAACGGGAGGAAACCATATGTGATATACCAATCAGCACCAGAGTACATCTGTACTGATAAGTCAGAGTGATTAAAATAGTTTGATGCTATACGTGTGCGGGTATCTGCAAATTTACGGGCACGGTCTTTGACAGCATTGGCAGCAGAACAGTTAACTGCTGGTAGTGGAGCCATAACCTCAGAAAGGTCACGGGCTACAATGTCAACAAAGTTTGCTACTACGTTAGAGTCAACGCCCTCTGGGAAGAAATCAGGATAGACAGAAGCAATTTCTCCCTTGCGTACTGCAAGAACATCTAGTGCACGGGAATCTCTATCGGTAGCACGATAACGCAGAGAGGCAACTCGTGCTGCAATCTGCTCAATTGATAATGCCATTTATATCCTAACCATAAGTGTCTTGCCATTGCTCTGCAATAGCGTCGTCTAAATTAATCGTGTAGCGACCTTGCATTTGTCTTCTTGTTGCCCAGCGATTGTTTGTATATGAAGTCAAGCCTGAACTCTTCTGCATTAACTCACGAACCTTGATAACTGCAAACCATAAAGCCATTACGCAGTCGGTGGCATTTCTAGTCTCAGGCTTCCAAGTAATTAACTGTTGGACTAACGCCTTAAGACCTTCAGAGCCTTCATTGCTTGGTAGTTCAATTAAGTTGTTATCTTGAAATCTGCCATCTCGCAGGTTTCCAAATAAGGCTGCCATAGATGCTACACCGAAAGATGTATCCCATTTGTTCTTACCAGTAAAGTGTGAGTTTAGTTGGCAACCGTGAGCAGCCAGCCAGTTTCTTAACTCATCATCTAAGGCGTAAGCCTTCTGGTGAGCGTTAATCTCAATACGTAATTCTTGTGGTTTAAATCTTTGAACCCACTCTTCGATAAGTTCTCGAATCTTTAAAGGTGTAGGTTCGGTCATATTGGCACAATCTAAAACATAAATCTTGCCATCTGCTTTATTGTAGGTAACTGCAACTGCTGCAGTAGCACCAGCCATAGCGGGGTCTAGCCCTATGATGGTATATGCCTCAACATTTTTTGGATGACCAGGTGCCCCAGGTTTTAGCGGTCCACGCTTTCGCATTCCGTTGACACATCCTGCGACAGAGCCTGGTGCAAAGATTGCGTCTTGGGTGACGTCTTCTTGTTGGTAGACCATAGCCCAGACACTCGGAGCAACTTCAGACCGCCTTGTAAATAACGCGGGTCCATCCCATTTCGGATAAAGTCCATTTTCGTCCGCCTCGTCCTTATCACCTTCGGCTCTATCAGTTTTTGCCCAAAGGGTTTTCCAGTTTTCTGGCTTCTCATCAAACTCTAAAACGGCTGGCATTGCACAGTATGTAAATGGCGATTTGCCACCAGTCCAGTTTGAGCCATCTCGTATCTGTTTATATAAATCTATAGGGGCGACACGGGTTCCTACGATAAGTAGTTTTCCGTGCCGACCCAAACGTGTGATAACTTCTTTCTGAAGCCATTCAATTTGCTTTTCCCACTCGTGGGCGTTTGAGTTCATCACAACATCATCTAGGATAATCAGGTCAGCACGGGCACCGTAAATCTGAGACCCAAATCCTAAAGCCTGTACCGTAGGGTCTTTTTCGCCAGAGTCTCGTCCAGCACCTAGGTAAATCATATCTGCTGACCAAGTAGGTGAGTCAGCCTTGTATCCGCCGTTTGGTCCAAATGCCATCTGTAACTTAATCCAAGATGGGTGGGATAGGCGGGTCTTTATGGCACTTAAAAATTTTCTAGCCATACCCTGAGTTTTAGAAACAATAATGATTCGCACGTTGGGTTCAGTTGCAATTCGGTAGGTTACGTAGTTAATCGTAATCACCGTTGACTTGGCGTGCTCAGGGGGTACGTTTATTAAAACTCGGTTGGGAGCGCCTGGTTCATAAATTATCGCAGGTGGCTGCCAGCGTGGTGGCAAGCCATCAATTAAGTCAATCCAGTTTAACTGGTGAGGAAATAGTTTAGTTTCTAAGAACTGCTCAGAGAATTCGGGGAAGGTAATACCCTTAAGGTTAGATAGGTCAGCCTTGACACCTTTACCCGCAAGGCGGGCTTTGTCGGCTAAATCTTTAAACTCAGGTTGGTTCATTGACCATTGGCGGAAGGTTACTTCATTCCTACCAACAGCCTTCATAGCATCAACGATAGTTGAGCCTTGGCTCAGTAATTCCAGAACTTGCTTCTGGGCTGCTTCCTTTGGGATGTTTTGTATCCCAGGTTTTCTACCCATACGTCTCCCCTTAAAACATAGATTAAACGCCCCTAGTAAACGGGCAGTATACCCCCATATATATTATTATATATATTATATATATTTACGTCGCGTAGCCCGCAGAGGCGGAGCGACGCTCCTTATAGATATAAATATCTATACATATAAGATAACCTGTTCAAATCGTAAAACCGAACATATTTATACAAAGTATTTTTAAATAGTCGCCCTCTGGCGACAGAAGTATTGATTTATACTACTTATGGGGGGATATAACAGAAATATTTAGGGTGAGTATACTTACATATAAGTAAGCATTTTTAATCAATGTACCCTCAAACATTCTGCCCTTACCCTTTTTTTGTCCTACCTCTTCCCGTCTTAAGACGTATTAGTTAATTAGATGTAATTAATATTATGTAAAGTTATATTTAAATCCAGATTTCTGGCAAGAAATGAACGCAGAATCATTTGAACGGGTGGTGACTATTTCCCCTCCCCTTTCTCGTGGGGGGTAGGAATAGAATCCAGATAGACCCGTCTCAAATATTGAGAAGATTTATCTCATAATCCATAGGCAAAAGATGTGACGCAATTAACACCAGAAATGCTTGACTTGGTGGAAAGATTGATATACCTTTTTCCTAGTGGGAAAAGCCCACCTTAAGACGGGAGAAAAGCAATGAAGACAACAACAAGAAAGACCGCAAAAGTTGAGGACATCTTTCAACTTAAAACCGAATCTCTAAGCCCAATCACTACCGCATTAGAAAAGGCTCACGAGATTATCAAAAAGGAAACCGACGCGCCCCGCGCCACAATCACAATAACCAGAAACACCAAGGGCAAAAAAGCACACTTCACACACTATAAGCCTTGGAAATCTGGTGAAGAATCTTTCAATGAAATTATGTTTAACGCCGATTTCTTTAAGAATGGGGCTGAGGGCGTACTTTCAACTCTAATCCACGAGATAAGCCATTCAATCAACTATAAGAATGGAATCTCAGATTGTACCGACGAGCAATACCACAACAAGCAATTTGCAAAAGTTGCCGAGGGCTTAGGTCTTAAGGTGGAAAAGGTTAAGCGTTTCGGATTTGCCCTAACTACACTTACACCAGAGGGCAAGGAAAAATGGGCAGAGGCTTTAAACGTAATCGAAGAGGCTTTAAAGATTACCGCCATTCAAGAATCAGAATCAGCCCCTAAGGGACGCAATAAGAACTTATTGGTGGCTAGTTGCAACTGCGGGGAAAAAATCCGCTTAAGTCTTAAGACACTAGAGAAAACCCGCCCTACCTGCCAAGCCTGTAAATCAGAGTTCAAGACCGAAGAGGAAGAGGGCGACGACAACTAGAAAGAAAGCCCCCGCACCCTTAACCAGAGGGCGCAGATTCAAGACCTAGCGGGGGCACGAGTTAGGGACAAGCCCTAACCAATTAAGACAGGAGAAAAGAAATGAAAGTGCACCAATTTACTAAAGATGAAATCACAATCGCAGGAGTTAAGGCAATGACTATCGCCCGCCTATTGGAAGAGTACGCAAACTCTGAGGGTGAAGGGGCATTACCTACAAGCAAGCGTCAGGCGTGGAATATAGCCCAAGACCTAAAGGAAGAGGTTAAATAATGAAAATCACCTATACAATTTGGCAAGGTTCTTTGGTCAAATCTGGAGAGTTAACTGCAAAAAGTATCGAAGAGATTAACTCTCAAATTGCAGAGTTGAACTCTTTAAAGGACGGTTCAAGCAGAGTTCTAAAGTTTGAGCCTTTCATTCACAAGATAGAAAACTAAATACAACTTAAGACGGAAAATGTGATTCAATTCACAGCCCCAAATAGTTAAAGGCTACGGGTATTCGAGATACCATTGGGGCACTAGGTTAAGGACAAGCCTTAGCCTTTTAAGATAGGAGAAAAGAAATGCTAATCAAAATCGCAACAGATAACGACGCAAGCGGAAACCCTCGCAGAGGTTGGCTAAAGACAACGGCAAGCGGTCAGGTTCTAGGCTGGATTGAGGAGGGCTACCTCGGAAGAGGGGCAATCGAAGGCTACGACGACGGCGAGAGTCCTACAATCTACGTCAAAGTCAGAGAATACAAACGCTTCAAAAAGTGGGGCGAAACTATTCAAGAAAACTTCAAGAAAGAACAAGACGTACTACTTAAGACGGGAGTCAGTAATTGAAACTAACTAAACGAGGACGCAGAGTAAGGGCGGTTATCTTGACCGCCCTAGGGCTGGGGATTATCTGGCTATTAAACGACGCAACAACGCCCGACCAATGTAAGGTGGAGTTCGAAAGTCTTTCTCAATTCTGCCTTGATTTACTTTACAAATAAAAGCAACGACTTAAGGCAGGAGAAAACAAATGCAAACAATGCAAGACTTAATTGACGCAATAAAACCTATACTACCTAATGCGCTAGTAATAGACACCGACGAAGGAATCTTAATCGAAACTAACTTAGAGTTAGGGCTAGGTGGATTACTGCAACCAATGGAAACAGAGGGCGACTAATGAAGGGCACAAACCAAAACGCAAACCAAGTTTATTG